TATTGCTGATTTCTTGAATGATGAACAGATTTTGCCGCCTGCAGAATATAAGAAAAGTATTGGTCTCAATTATAAGTCAGGCTTCAAATCTGCTTCTACGGGAAAATGGAGCCATGTTACGATAAGAACAATTCTGTCAAATCCTATTTATATCGGTACACTTGTTCAAGGTAAACGTGGTACGCCAAACTATAAAATTAAAAAAACAAGGCTTCGTAACGAATCGGAATGGTCTGTTGTTGAAAACAATCACGAAGCAATCATAGATCCTCTTACTTTTTTTGCTGTTCAAAAGATGTTGGCACGTGATACACGCACATCACCTCAAAAAGAAGCTGTGCTCCCTTTGTCGGGCGTATTATTCTGTCCCGATTGTCAACGTGCAATGTGCAGAAGAAGTGTTTCGCGTGGCAAAAAGAAATTCTATTATTATATATGCTCAACGAACAAGCATGGCAAAGGCTGTAGCAGTCATAATTTTGAGCAGTACAAACTGGAAGAAACTGTTCTACATGCTATCAGTAACCAAATCAATATTGTAATTGAGATGGAACAGCTTATAAGTGATATAGGACAACGAGATATTACTGCTACCAGAGTAAGAAAGCTTGACCTGCTCATTGCTCAAAAAAATAAAGATATTGATGGATATAAAGATTTCCGCATGAAACTTTATGAGGCATTAAGCGATGAACTGTTAACACGTGAAGAGTACAACAAAATGCGAGACAAATATACGAAGCAAATTGATGAAGCCCAAGCGGTTGTTGATGAAATGAATGCTGAAAGAGCAAAAATCATTGAAGACAGCGAACGTGATAATAGCTGGATGGAAATGTTTGCTAAGTTTCAGGGGATTGAAAGTCTCTCCCGTGAAGTTGTATTCTCGCTTATAGACAAAATCTATGTATATGAAGACAAAAGAATAAGAATTGACTTTAATTACCGGAATGAACTGGCTTACTATCAAGAACTGTTGTCTCAATCAGTTAAGGAGGTGGGCTAAATGGCAAGAAAAAGTCGAATTAACTTAGTTGAAACCCAAGAATTACAATCGTTATCCTTGTACAGAGCTGGTATATACAGAAGACTGTCTGAGGAAGATGGTGATGACCTGGAGGCTAACTCTTTAGTCAATCAGGAAAAAATTGCAAGACATCATCTTATGAATTATCCTGAAATTGAAATCGTGGATGTATATACCGATAACGGTTATACTGGCATGAATTTCAAAAGACCAGGGTTCATAAGGATGAAAGAAGATTTTTTGTCCGGCAGAATCAACTGTATTATAGTAAAAGATGTTTCCAGACTGGGCAGAAACTTTGTTATAACAAGTGAATATGTGGAAAAAATTCTGCCTGAGCTTGGTATTCGTCTCATTTGCATAAATGACGACTATGACAGTGCTGACGAAGGTGCTGATGCTGCAGCACTTATGCTTCCATTCAAAATGATAATGAATGAGTCGTATTCAAGAGATACATCCCTGAAAATACGCTCTACCATTTCTGCCATGATGAACAATGGAGAGTTTCTTCCTCCTGCAGGCAGTATTCCTTTTGGCTATATAAGAAATCCGGAGAAGAATACTTTTGATGTTGATGCAGAAGTGGCACACATTATTGTATTGATATTTGAACTAAGAGCATCTGGCATGAAATTTAATGCCATCGCCAAGGAACTTATTGACCGTGATCTCCCTTCTCCTGGAAAAATACGGTTTATGCGCGGAATAACCAAGGATAAAAGATATGAGAATGCTCAGTGGATACGTGGAACAATCAGAAAAATCACGAACGATCCAGTATATCTCGGACACCGTATTCACGGCAAGGTAAAAAGCGATAAGCTCGGACAGGCAAAAACAAGAAGATCGAAAGATGAGTGGCAAATTATTGAAAATATGCATCCTGCAATTATTACGCAAGATTTATTTGATGCCGTTCAAAAGGTGAACTCTGAAGAACTCGATCGTCTGGGTAAATACAAGCCAGGTCCCAAGTTAGAAACAGATTATCGCACTATATTTCAAGATAAAATATACTGTGCGGACTGTAATTCTAAACTCCTTGCCCAAAAAGGAACAGGCAGACCTAATTCTGGTCTTCCGGCTTGGATTGCTTATGAATGTAACGGATACCTTTATTCGCACCGTTCAAAATGCCATAGCCACTATATACGGCAAGAAGTTTTGATGAATGCTGTGACAAATTTATTAAACAAGCATGTTGAAATTGCAATTGACATTGAAAAACTGATTTCCGATATAAAAACAATGCCCGTTGTTGTGAAACATCAAACCAGTATTACAGATTTGATGAAAAGCTGTACTGTTAAAAGACAAAATCTTGAGTCTAAAATAGAACAACTTCTCATAGACCTTACAGATGGCACCATCGACCGTGATGAATACGATTATATGAAAATCCGTTATACGCATCAGTTGGAGTTGCAGAATGAAGAATATGACCGTCTGAGCAAACAAGCAAATGAACTTGGAGAAGTTATATCAAGCACACAACAATGGATAAATGCAATAAAAGAATATCACAAGCTCCCTGTTATCAACCGTGAACTTTTTGTTTTGCTTGTAGATAGGATATATGTTTCTGACGGAAATAAAATAAAAATTCAGCTTATGTATGACGATCCGTACAAATCAATTATGGATTATCTGAAGAAAGTTGAGGTGCTTGACAATGTTGGATAATAAGATTGATGTTAAGTATCTGAGACTTTCCCTTGAAGACGGAGATGTTGAATCTGGTTCTGACCGTGAAAGCTGCAGTATTGGTTCTCAGCGGCGATGTATTGATAATTACATTGCAAGTCATGCTGATTTGGATGGAGAATTTGAGGATTTTATTGATGATGGATATTCCGGAACCAGTATGGACAGACCTGCAATGCGAAGATTATTGCGTCTTGTTGAAGGAGGCAGAGTCCGTACAATTATAGTGCGTGACCTATCCCGATTTGCAAGAGACTATCTTGAGGCAGGACATTTTCTCGAATTTGTATTTCCAGCTTATGAGGTTAGGTTTATCTCTATCAATGAAGAATTTGACAGTGATGCTCTTGGTGAAGACACGGGCGGTATGGAACTTGCTGTAAGAAACCTTGTTAACTATATGTATAGTAAGGATACTTCACGCAGAATTAAAAGTGTCGTTGATCTCAAAAAGCTTAGTGGCGAGTTTGTATATGGTTTCGCTCCTTATGGTTATAAAAAAGGTGTAGAAAAAAATACAATCGTTGTTGATGATGAAGCTGCTATAGTTGTTAAGAGAATATTCAAGTGGGCAATCAACAGTATTACCATCTCGCAAATTGCTAAAAAGCTAAATGATTCCCATACTATGACACCTTCAATGTATTTGCGTCCTGTTCGCGGAGACAAATACAAGGTAAGAGAGTTTTGGACTTATGAATCGGTTCATAATATTCTTACAAACCGCATATATACCGGAGACACACAACCTTTCAAATCTCATGTTGTACGTGTTGGCAGCAACAGGGTTAAACAAATACCTGAAGAATTGCGACAAATTGTGCCTAATACACACGAAGCCATCATCGGCCGAGAAGAATATTATCAGGCACGACTTGTTATAAAGTCCAACAAAAAGCCTCGTCCACAACCATCTTCAAATCCGTTTGCAAAACTTCTTGTGTGCGGATGCTGTGGCAATAAACTCCAAAAAGGTCGAAAGACCAATAAGGATTGGCTCTGTGCTACTGCCAGATATACTGAAGACCTTGGTTGCCAGCATATAAGGGTTAATGAGTCAATGCTGCACGAAATTGTCCTACGTGCTATAAACACGCAAATTAGGCTGTTGGATGAAAAATTAAAGCAGGTTTCACTTATGAGTAAAACCTGCAAATCAGAACACGATGTTCTACTTTCAGAATGTTCCGGTTATAAAAACAGACTCAATAAGATACATTCTGAAAAAATGAGATATTATGAGGAATATGTTAGCGGCTCTATTTCCAAAGAAAAGTTTGCGAGCATAAAAGCAGAATTAACTACCGAAGAAGAAGCTTTAAAATTGCAATTAAAAATGGCAAACGACAGACTTTCAGAACTATCTTCAACGGTAAAACAACAACAGCAAGCAGTCAATGACAATAAACATATTACAAGACACGGCGAAATTGAAAAGTTGACTCCTGAGCTTGCAAAGGAACTGATCAAAAAAATCACCATTTATAACAATGACAGGATTAACATTGAGTGGAACTTCTTTAATGAACTTGAGAACCTTGATTATTC